GCACTGCCGACCATACCCCAAAGGGGCAAGGACGATACCCCAGCGGCGCCCAAGAGGGCGCTTCCGGACCTATGAGGCCCGGATCCAGCGGCTTTTTAGTGTTACTGAGCCGCGCAGTGCAGAATGTCTGAGAGACCTTTCGGTGAGAACTGTAACCTCTTCAGGTATATAGCTCTCAAGGCCCGTATCGTTTTTCAAGTGATACGAGTCTAGAAAGAATTTCATCAGAGCACCATAACTCCCCAAGACATCAGTGCGATGCTTGGTTTCCGGAACGAACGCTTTCACTTCGAAGCGTTGCAAGTCACTGTTCCACTTTGAAGCAGAACAATAACCTAGGAAGGAGAAATGGCCAAGACCAGGACTGGTATCAGGAACATAGGGCAAAGGCCCTAGAACCTTTTCGATGCATTTACGCATCAAGCTGGTGGTACGCCAATAACCTTTTCGATAGAAAAGATTGGCCGTAGCACACCAAGATACCAACTCATGGGCCATCCGCCTATTCTTGGGACGTACTTTACGTAGATAAACAGGTGTTACCTGTTCTCCGTTATATGCGTCCACACCACAAGACTCTCTGAACTTTCCAGTCCAGAAAGACTTGGATGTATTTACCTTACAATTGTACTTTTGTAGGTAAGTCAGAATAGAATCCGCATACGCCGATGGGACGATTATATCGTCACCATAAACGTACAATGATCTAGTAACAATATAAACGTTACTAGCATTGACGGAAAGGTGCATGCTTTCGAGCAAGGCAACTACACATATTGTGTAGAAGTACATTGCCTCGACAGGAAAACAAAGAGCACTACCCATGGACGCAAACTTGTTGATGTCGTCTAAATAGACGCCATTTGGAAGTTGCGCCTTCTTCGATCGACATGCGAGAATCGAATCATGTAAGTCAAGATTCGACTCAAACATACGCATAGCAAGATCTCGCGGTACGCGATCACTCGCATCTGAGAGGTCAATCGTTGCTAATCGACCGTCTTTCGAAGAAGAAATAGCGAGCGTTTGATTGATCGTCTGGTCACGGAAATTAACATGACCAGATGTCAACCACCAGTTTTCGAGACGATCATAAAGATAATCTCGAATCCCTTGTTGCGCGTATTGCATGCAACATGGCTCAATTGCTATTATGCGGGGACTCTTCAGCGTTTTCGGGACTGCGACAACCCTTAAGGGTAATTCGTCAGCCTCGGACAGGACAGACAATGTTTCGAGCTCCTCAAGTTGTTCCGATATACCCAAAGGGTAAGCGGAACCCACGAGAGGGAAGTAAGGCTCGAGTCTGTCATGCCAATACTTCCAGCGATATTTCGAATTACCTGAAACTCGCTCGGAAGTAGCTCCGGGTCCATGCTTTGGAACAATATTGGCAACTGAGAAATCAGCAACCATATCGCGCCAGAGCACAGAAGAAACAGAAAGAAATTTATCTGCGTCTTCATCTCGGAGCTGAAAAGAACTGAGAGTTTGCTCAATAGTGACGAAGTTTTCAAACGCGGCTGCCTCCCTCGCGGGAGTACAACCGATCTCCACCTTCTTGAATGTGAGACATATTTGTCGCACAGAATCAAGAATAGTAGGAATATCGTCTGAAATTCCTCCATCGTATGGGGGTACTTCATGACATATTACCTTTCCGGTTTCAAAGTCAATCATATGACGGGTGAACCCCTGCAAAAATGCGGGCATCACCGCACCCTTCGCGGTTTTCCACCGCGCAAAGAGTGTTGCGTCAACATGCCCATTATGTAGAGTTCTTTCGAGGTCTCTACAGAACATGGGAAGGGTTATCGTTAAAAAGGATAATCCCTCGTGATTGACCCGAGATTTGATAGTATCTAAATCTCGTAAATCTGAAACATCAGCGGAACACTTCATGGTAGCATCTATATAGATCGCTTCCATGAGGTCAAGGAAATCACTTACGTTGCTTTTCAAGTCAGCCTCCTTATATAAGGTGGAGTGACTTCAAGCCACATAGGTTGCATCCCAATACGCAAAATCCATATTGGCAAACTGTTCCGACTTGGTATTACCTTCGGTCAGCAATTTGATCAAAGTCATCAGGATTGGCTAGATGAAGTTCATCTTGACCAATCTTGATTATAGGCGGAGGGTTGGCTATCTGGGTGTTTATCCTAGAAGCCGATTCTTGTAGCAACTTATGTTGCTCAAGAGCATTCTCCGAATCGATCTCCTTTAATAGTGAGATCACGGTACTAGAAATAACAGTACCGAGTGAAAGGTATTTTAGAAACGAATTAAGTTTCATAAATACCTCCTATGACTCTTGACCGTAAAGCTTACCGATGCAAGTCGAGTCTAACCAGGTTTTAAAACCGGTTATTAGCTGGTCCGTCTGAGTCGATGAAAACCCAACTAAGGGTCTATCGATTACGACGTAAAAGCTCAAGGTCTCGTAGTCGTTGACAGAAGTCAACGGGTCCGGGACGATTGCCTTTTGATCAATACGTGCCATTGACCTTACACGGTCACCTGACACCGCTTGATGCGAGATAGTGAGCGTAAACGTTCCATCAGATTTCTGATAGACCGCCTTCCGCCCATCTATTTGAACTCGCGGCATTGATTGAGCTACAGCATTGACTGTAACAGATTGTGGATCTGCAAACATGTGGTTGACCTCCAAAGACTTTAACTGGACGTTAACCATGTGGAAGCACCATAGCATTCCAAGCTATGAGGCCGTACTTAGGCCACATGGAGATATGACTACTGGTCTGGATAACCTAGAAAAATCTAGTGAGACCCAGAGCTCCAGCAATCGCCAATTGTCTAGCCGATAAATTCGACATAGACAGACCAAAACCGTAAGGACTAGAACCCTCCTCTCTCTGGATGGTCTTATTTCTAAGAGTCCATGAGAGAGAAACAGTCTGATTCACAAAGGGAATAGACACAACTATTCGTCGTGTTCTCTCTTTGCGTTCAGTAATGTAAAGGTACTTGCAGGCGACGCTGTCAACCAACATGTCATTGACACGGGATACATATTTTCCCGCGTCAGAGACCCAGTCGGCTGCCCACGTCCACGGAGTAGCTTTGTAAACATTCGAAGGGGTTATGCGAATGCCATAAATCGTCAATTGACGCTGAATAGCATTCAAACGGGCCATATAGCCCGTATCATTTGCCCTATCGAATTCTGGACGATAATATCGGAACTGACCTACAGATGTTACACTATGCGTGTAATCATCATAAATATTGTAGGTAGGAGTTCCGACTATCCACGGGTCAAAGATATAAGTGAATTTCGTGTTTGGAAACAGAAATCCAGGCATTATATTCGCTTGACCAAATAATGTGGATGTTTTCTCCAGAACAAGAGTAGCACGGTTCCGAATCCACTGACCATTTTCATCTTGCAAACGCTTGATGATGGTGTCAGAGTTGGACATTGTTTGACACATGTCATCCAAGTCCTTTAGAAACGGCCGCCACCCAAATTGGTGGTTGAGAAAGTGATCCGCGGCACCTTTAGGTGTCATGGTTTTTGTTTTAAAGTTACCACCAAGACTTTTCCATGTATCATGGAAAAATCGAGAGGTAGTTTTCAACATCCTTGGAACGTCTCGCAATTCAGCGAGAGCGACACCAAGGCCAGCTTTCTCAAGTTTAGGCGCAGTACTAGACCACGCCTTGTTACTCCATGTCAAGAGATTACTTGCAAAGGAAGGATTGGAATAGACTAAAAGCGGACTGAAGTTGTCAGCACCAAAGCTTTCAACGCCAGAACCGAAGTCAGCCAACCTAGGCATGCCGAAACCACCAACATAACGTTGGCGGCGATCCGGATAATAATACACGCCTTTCCCCGCAGGTATCCCAAAAGGGGTTGCACACTCGGTCCTAATTACTCTTAGAGGACCGCCGGATTCATACGGAGGGCCTTGATGTTTTTCATCAAAGCAAGCCTTCGCTGAGATCCCAGCGTAACCCAGGGTGTTCAACGGATTACTCATCGTATGACCACCTGGATCACTCCAAGATCCGTTAGCGAGCAGGGTTTGAAAATAACCCAGCAAAAATTGTTTCGATCCCGAAAATGGGAGCGGATCAATCTGCCGACGGGTACGAGTGACACCACTTGACATAAACTACTTCCTCCTTACGAGCGTAAATGAAGTAAATGTTGCTTCTGCAATCATTTACGGAATGGGAAACACCATCACTGATGTTTCGTGGCCCCCAAGGGGG